CTCTTGTATTTCCAAGATTACCTAAAGCTCCAAGCTCATTGTCTGTAAATAATGGCTTGAAGTTCTTAGTTAAGAATTGGCGTATGAGTGCTGAACTTGCCATCTAAACCTTCTTTGTTTTAGGCTTCTTTTTCTTTTTTAACATAGCTAACTTTTTAAAATCAGCACCAGTCAATTTATTTTTAGGCTTTGACATTTTAGCAATCTTCATTTGTTTAGGTGAGTATTTTCCAGGCATGATTACATTCCTATCTTTGGTGAGCCATGACCAAGTATCTGATCCATGACACTCTGCATATCGCCACTATCTACCTTCATAACCTTGACCTTAACGTCACCATCCATATGCTCTTCTTCTATCTCTTCTTCTTCATCTGGAAGAACCATACCTTGATAACATAGTAGTAAAAAGTTAACTAACTGATCATCTGAAAGCTCTAGACCTTCTGTATCATGTGCAAAACCCATCTTAGCCATAAAGAGTTCAGCGTTCTCTTCCATGTTCTCTACGTTGATATCAGCCATATTTTTCTCCTTTTAAATATTTGACCAAGGACATAGCAAACCCCTTCGCCAATCGTTTTAGTTATTTTCATAGCTTTATTGTTAGTGCCATGCCTTCCTTTAGATAAATCATATGCCATTTGTTTTGCCCAAGTAAGAGCTATAGGTTTAATAATTTTATACATTATTCCTTTTTTCTTTATCTGCCTGCCTAATGGCTCACCCCATAGTGCATAACCACGATATATAGCTGGGTGGACTTTACGACCATAAAGGTGATCATATTTGTAGATATATTTTTTCATATCACCCATCTCATAGAGTGCAGTACAAATATAAGTTCCATCACCACTAGTTCCAGATGCCTCTTGATTTTCTCTAGTAACTGCTTTGGCAAAATTAGGATCGTATCCCTTCATTCCTTTTACGTTAGTTTGACTAATCGCATCAGCGGCATAATCTTTGGTTGACTTCATATTATCATCTATTTGTTTTTGAGAAACTGTGTCATCAAAATAAAAACCTCTATTCATTTGGTTTTGAAAAGAACGACTACTATAAGGATTTGCCTTTGCACCAGATGGCATGGTTTTGCCTCCAGCACCACTTACCATTTTATTTGGATTGCCATCAGTGTACATAGAAGCTAAGTCTAATCCTGGTATGCTTTGACCAAATTGGTTCATCTCATAATTACTTATTACACCATCTTTATTAGTATCAGAAATCATGCCTCTTACTGTTTGCACTGCAGAGTTTGGGTTTCCTGGTTGCTTTACATTATTCATAAAGTTTGTTGGATTACCTAATAATTTATTTGCGGCTTGTTCAGATTGATAATTTCCTATCATAGAGCCAACTTGCATAGGCGTTCCTAAACCAGTAACAAAACCAAGTCCAGTAGTAAGTGCAGTGGATGGCGTTAGGCTATAGCCAAATATATCTGTTGCATTATTTTGACCTTGCACACCTAAAGATAACTTATCAAAATCATCTCTATTTAGGTTTCCTAGTGCTCCAAGTCTTTCAGCCATAACTACCTCTTATGTATTAGGAGCGTTAAATGAATTGATTGCATCTCTAGGATTGAATGTTCTATCTCTACCATCTTGCATTTGTCTCATCATTAGGTCTTCTGGTCTTGGTGTTGGCATCGCCATAGGTGTTTGATTACCCATAGGTAGTCCACTTAGTGCACCCATATCCATATCAGATTTCGATCCAGAGAAGTTCTCAGCATTAACTCTTCCTGCAGATTGCTCAATTGCAATTGCCTCAAGTGCTTGATCTTCTGTTAAACCCATTTGCATTAAAGCGTTTACTTGATCTACGACTGTCATAGGCACTGGCATTTCACTATTCATACCCATATCCATGTTAGCTGGAATGTTTTCTCTAGACCTTGCACCTTCTATAGTTCTCATATCTCTATCAGACATTGCACCAGCCATTTTTTGCATTGGCAAGTCTGGTCTTTGTGGTGGTAAGTCTACTGGGTTTCCAGTTACAGAATCAATGAATTGTCCTGTTGGTGTTATAATTACTGGCATTATCTTAGCTCCTTTTGTAGTTTAATAGCGTTTTTTTCTCGTTCTAGTTGTAGTTCTAATTCTAGCTTTGCTACTTTTGCTTGTAATTCTTGTTGTAACTTAGCTTGTTCTATTTGCATATCTTGTTTAGCTTCTGCTTCATTGATTGCTAGTTTCTGTTGTGCTTTAGCTTGATCAGCTTGTATCTGTACTTGTGTTCTAGCTTTCAACGCCTCTGCCTCTAGTTTAGCAAGTTCTTGTGCATATTGTAGAGGATTGTTTTGTTGTTGTTGTTGAGACATTGCCACAAGAGGTTTAATAGCTTCCATTTGTGGTGCTTGCTTAACAACTTCAGCCGCTCTCTGACTAATAGCCATATCAAGTGCTGGATCAATATCCTCAAACTTAAACTTAGGATCACGAATATCTGGCATTCCTGGTAAGGACATATTGATACTTGCTTGCATCCGCTGCCTGTAAAGTAGTGCTATATGCTCTGCTATATGTGCAATCAATAAAGGTTGCATTGATCTTGCCCCTGGATTTCCAGCTAAAGATGGATCGCTGATAAACTGCATATGAACTGCAATATGACTTTCGTGATCTTGTTCTGGAAATGCCCTTATAGGTTTACCATACATCAATGACATATTTTCAGTAATAGGATCAAGTTTAGATGCTTCTTCTGGCTTCTTTAGTACTTCATCTATGTTGTTAATTCTTATTGCTTCGTACATTCTTTTGTACGCCTCATACTGATCATGCAATTGTGGTGCTGATTGAGACATTTGAAGAACTGCTTGTGCTTGTGCAATTCTCTGTGCAGTACTGAATATATTAGGATCACTGACTGGAATAATATCTATTCTATCATTAAAGTCTTTTGCATAAATAATTGTATCTACACCACTTTGTGCAAACTTAAATTCTTCTGGTAAATATTCTGCATTTAACTTAGCTAGTAATTTAAACTCTTGTCCTTGTGAATAATGTAATCTTTTGTGTATAGCACTAAATGATTTACTACCTTGCTCAATCAATGCGACTGTACTTCCAACGGGAGCGTTTGGGTTCACATCACCTACATTAAGGTCTGCAGTATTCGCAAATCGTCTACCAATATCTGTGATAGCGTTCATAAGATTGAACAAGGTTTGTGATGGCTCTTTGAATGGAAGTGGCATAATAGCTTTGTTTACATCGTCTACAGTAGCATCAAGATCAGCAAATTCTCCTGGGTTGATTTGCATCTCACCACCAGTAACTCTGCCTTTTAGCTTGAATCCACCTTGCATATTTGCAAAAGCCGCACTATCCAATAATGCTCTAAGTGATCCAGTAGCCGCTTTACCTAATCCACCAATCATATGATATAAACCAAAACCATAGAATCCAGTTCCTGGTAAGAACTTATAACTTATGAACCAATCTCTTCTTTTCTTTCTTTCGTCTTCTTCTTCCCAATTACGTCTTACTGCAACAATCTTTTCTGAATCGTAGTCAATTGTAACTACATAAGGTAAATGAACTACATTATCTTCGTCTTGCTCATTGTCCTCATCAATTCCATCAAAGCTCTGATAGCAATGCATTTCTAACAATGTCATCACTTCATCTTTAGCTTCACTGTTGTAAGGGTCTACGCCTTCTATCTCACTTCCAATATCTCCACTTGGGTCAATATCCTCTGAAGAATATTTGCTTGGTAAGTAAAAGCCAGCTTGAACATATTTGTTAAAGTCGTTTCTAGGCATTCTTATGACATGAGTGTATCTTGTAGATGTGTATAAATCTTTACTTTCTGGCGATACTACGAAATCTTCTGCCTTCACAAACTGAGAACATTGTCTATCTAAGTTAGCATCCCACCAAACTTTTTTAAATGTATGTCCAATTAATGGTAACTGAAATAACATCTGATCAAGGTCTGGAAAGTATTCTGGCATCTCTTGAGTGATTTGATAATTCATGTAATCTTTTACACGCTTGGCTTGCTCTTCCATCTCTTCATTAGGATCACCAACTATTACAGTCTTAACGGGACCTCCAGATGGGTATAATTCTGCGATTGCTCTAGCATTAAACTGTGTAGCCGCTTCTGCTATCATAGGATGAACAACTGTACTAAGTCCTCTAGAAGCTCTTTGGTTCTCTTCTTCGTCTTG